TGTAGGTGGAGCATATACATCGATTTTTCTACTCATAGACCAATCGCCCCATTCGGCTACGACACCTTTAGTTCTAACTCGCCACTCTATTGTTGTGCCGTCCGGATAGGATTTAGTGTTTAAGTTGTAGAATCGATTTTCATCATCTTTAGGTTTACCCATAGAGATAGTTGATTTCGTACCATTTACCGTAAGTTCTAATTCAGCGTCAGTTTCTTTAGAACCATCTTGAGAGTTATGCACCCAATATAAAACCACTACGTCATTGATTAACGCGGTTGCTGTAGATGACCAAGTTGTTGGTGCTCCCGGTTTAGTACCTATAACAGTAGATTTGGGAGACGTCCAAGTGGAAGTTCCTTGTTCATTTACTGCCCTGACCCTGAAGAAATATGTTTCACCACTACCTAGACCGGTAACAATATAAGTCGTGCTAGTTACATTGTTGATTGTTGTTGACGCATTCGATGCCCCAAGGTACTCTTGCTTAGTTGCATATTCGATATCATAAGTCTTAGCCGACTTAACCGCAGACCATTTAAGTTCTATCGAAGTTTCAGATAGCGCTTTACAACTAGTTATACCAGAAGGAGCAGTAGGTTTGACTTTGGACTCTACGTTAGTTGAATAATCCGACCACTCAGACCAGCTAGAGCCTTTCTTAGCTCTACAACGAACCTTGTATTCTTGGTCCGCGTTTATTGTACAAGAGTACGATGCCGCGTTAGTTATTATCGAAGCGCTACCAGTCTTGAATACAGTAGAGTCATTTTGAACTACTTGGAACTGCATTTCTGTACCGTCGCTATAATTAGCCACTTTTGCGGTTAACTTGTATTCTTCTATGGTTACAGTAGGAGCTCCTGGTTTATCTGGAACTTCAACAAAAGAATATTCTTTAGCAGTTGACCAACTAGCAGTCCAATAACTTACTTGTTTTGTTGTGTCTCCCGATTTTTGTTCATACGTTGTGGAAATCGGTTTCACTTGAAACTTAACTTTCTTAGCATTTTCTGGTGCGGTATACAATGATTGTTTTTCTTTTGTTTCTGAGTCGCTACCGACAAACCATACACCATTACCAGTATCATACCACCATTTGGCTTGGTACTTGTCGGTATTAGATTTATCCCAAGTCCAAGTAGCAAATATAGTTCTATCCGTATCCGATTGTATTCCGAACTGGTTTATTACCGCTACGTTAGAGCTAGTACTCGCATTCGAACTAGAGCCTCCACTGCTAGAACCACCTGAGCTAGTAGAAGCGGTAGATGCTTCTTCGTGCAGTTTAATTACTTGCCCTACATATATCTTGTTCGGGTCTGGTATATTATTAATTTTAGCCAAGAATTGGTAGGTTACACCGTGTTTTTTAGCTATGGCGCTCAGTGTATCACCCTTCTTGACTGTGTAAGTTGCTACCGCCATTACCTATATCCTCCTTTCTATTCTAGCAGCTCTCACTAGAGTTTCTACTGCATTTACTATGTTGCTTCCATCATCATATGTTATTCCGTTTATGTTGTAGCTTGTATTACCTGCTACTGGCATACTATTCTTAAGGTCTTTTATAGCAGATACTACTTCACTATTACTAACTCCATTTTGAACTGTACCCATGCTACTTGTCATGATGTTAGCTGCGTCTGTTGATAATGCAATGTTACCACTTCCTGGTATCATACTATTAAGTCTTCTTGAGTTTGCTTGTACGTTACTTAAGTCTAAGACAGGTGTTATTACAGGATTTGTGTTAATGTCTACTAAATCGTTTATAGAAGTTAAAGGTTTACTAAAGTTATCCACAACTTTATCCGCCACATGAGTAGCTGTTTTAGCAACACCTGATGCGTATCTATCCAAACCTACTATCAAACCTTGGTCTACGAATTTACCTATTTCAATAAATACTTTTGAAGGCGAATTAATTTTTAATGCGCTTTTTGCAGCGTTTATAGCACCTTCGACAACACTTTTAGCTTTAGATGCAACACTGCTAGCCATCGAAGTTATACCGTTAACTAGCCCTTGGATTAAACTTTTACCTGCTCCAACTAATGCTCCACCAAGATTTGTAGCCGCTGTTTTAGCAGCGTTTATACATGTTGTGACTGCTGATTTAGCAGCACCCAACATTGATTTTATACCATTACATAATCCTTCTAGAAGTTGTTTACCACCTGCTGTAAATCCGCTTATAGCGCCTCTTATAACAGCTAAGCCTGCTGCAGCCATCGCTTGTATGATTTTAGATATAGCTGCTTCTAGACGCCCTTGATTAGCTAATATACCATCAGCAACACCTTCTACGAAACTAAGAGCTAGATTTATACCGGCTTGTATAACTGCTCCAAGATTGCCTGCCACACCATTTATAAAGTTAACACAAGCTTCTATACCGGCCGTCACTAGTCTTTCGATATTAGCAGCAATACCTTCTAGTATACCGATAACCATTTCCATACCATATTTAACTAATTGTGGTATACCTTCAGCCAATGACTTAGCGAATGCCAACACCACATCCATACCAGTTTGAGCTATTTTTGGTATATTATTTTGAATTGCAGTGAGTATGGCATCCAACAAAGTACTAAATGCCGAAATTATCTGCGGTGCACCTTTACCTACTGCTCCGGCAAAGTTAACCATTGCTTCTCCAGCTTTAAGACTTATTTGTGGTAATAGTCCTATAAGTTGCCTAATAAATTCTATTATTAGGAATCCAGATCCACCTACAGCCGCTGCTACAGCTGCTAAACCAGTACCTAATAACGCACAACCAGCACCTGCTAATGCACATCCAGCGCCTAATAATGCTACAGCTGCCGCTAAACCTAATAATCCAGGTAATGCTCCAGTTAATAAATATCCAGCTGCTGCTATCACAGCAAATGCTCCGGCTAATGCTAATAAACCAATACCAACTTGTTGTAAACTTAATTGGCTAAGAGCTATTAATTGTGGCGTAAATATAGCCATTGCTGCTGCCATAACCAACATCGCGGCTGCTCCCGCTATACAACCAGTCATCGCATACATAGCTACTGCTAGTATCGCTAATGAGCCCGCTAAAGCTACTAGACTCTTACCTATCTCTTCCCAAGACTGTCCGCCTAGCATACTTAATGCTACACTTAGACCCATAAGAGCTATACTCATCGCGCCTAGACCAACTGATAGCAATAACATTTGAGGTCCAGATATAAGTTTGGAAGCTACGCCCAGAACCGTTAATGCTCCTGCTAGAGCGGTTAAACCTCTACCTATAGTTTCCCAGCTAATATTGCCCATAGCTTTTGTTGCTTGTGATAATGCCAATATTGCTACAGACATAAGTGTCAATCCAACTGCTAGGGATGCCATTTTTAGTCCGCTTCCACCAACTTTACCGAACACACCTATGACTGTTAATATACCAGCTATACCTGTTAATCCTTTTATTATTTGATTAGTATCGAGATTGCCGAATAATCGCATAGCTTGAGATAATACTATCAATGCTGCCGATAATATCAATACTGCTGTTGCGGTGCTAGTACTAAGGTCTCCGAATTTAGCTAAGGCTAAGAATCCTGCTAGCTCTAGTAATACTGCTGTTAAAGCAAATAGACCAGAACCTAATGTTTCTGCATCTATACTACCAAGTAATTTTAATGCTCCAGCCATACCCATTAAAGCAACACTAAATATCAATAAAGCTGCTGATGTTTGCTTAAGTCCTTTATGACTTCCACTGAAAGCTTTGACTGCTACACCCATACTACCTAGTAATACACCAAGACCTACTAACGCTGTTATCATTTCACCGACTTCAATAGTCGATAATAATTTTAACGCCAATGATAGTATACCTATAGCCGTCGCCATAGCTATTAATGAAACAGCTGTGCCTGTTCCGCTTAACAGTCCTCCTCCCGATCCTCTTCCTATCGTATTTATATATCCATATGCTAGAGCTAGTTCGGCAAATATAACACCCATACCAGCTAAACTTGTAGCTAAACTCTTAGCGTCTATACTAGCTAATAACATTAATGATGCGGCAAGCATCGTCACCGCCCCTGCTATTTTCAGCAATGTTCCAGCTTGTAAGTCTTTTTGCCATGATTCCAAAGCTTCTTTTGTTGTTCCTAAAACTTCGACCACACTCTTACCGATAGAACCGAAATTCTTAAACATGTTACTAAAGCTCTTAGTTACATTCTTAACGTCATCTGAGATACCGCCAATTTCTTTGAAAGTATCTTTGATGTGTCCAGCAAGCTTAAGACCTGACGCTGTTCGTAGGCCTTTCATTATTGTATCAAAGTTTATAGTTCCTACAGCTTTACCTATACCTTCTCCTAATGTGGATATAACTGTTCCAACTGGGTTTAGTATCTTACCAAGGTTACCGAACACCTTACTGAAATCTACGCTACCAACTGAATCGAAGAAGTTGCCTATTCCTGTTTTTAAACTTTCGAATTTATCGCCTATGAAAGTAAAGGCTTTATTTAAGCCGGTTCCTATTCTATCAAATACTTGTTCGCTTAATGCTTTTGAAACGGTACTAGCAAATTTACCTATAGTTGAAGTAACCGATAATACTGCGGAACCTATAGAAGGGAATACTCTAAGCAAAGGACTAAAGCCTTTTATAACATTTCCAACAGCACTACCAACAGACTTGAATACGTCGAATACTCCTTTGAAAGTGTTCTTAATTTTCTTAGCTGTTTCATCATTCATTTTGAATTTGTAAGTAAGGTCTCTGAACTTAGTAGATAAGTCGGTTAACTTTTGTCCAGTCATTGAAGGAAATACTTCTTTCCAAGCATCTCCTATTGATCCTAGACCTTTACCAACACTTTGTATAATGTTAGAGAAACCTCTTATCGCTGCATCTCTACCCCCACTCTCATTCCAGAACTTAAGCATATTGTTTCTAGCTTCGGTAGAAGGTCCTATTACAGCTTCGAATCCGTCTTTTATACTAGTTAGTAATTCTGTAGCTTGGTCTTTATCACCTATGATATGTTCCCAAGAAGTCGTCCATCCAGATTGTACTGTCTCTTTTAAAGTATCAAATAAACCTGTAACCGTACGAACTTCTGTTGCTGCTTTAGTGGCAGTCTGAGACATATTCATTATAGCTTTGACTTGCTCGTCTGAGTATCCTTGTGCTCTTAATTCGGCTTCGGTATATGCTCCCGAAATCTGCTTAAGCGTTTCAATCATTACATCTGAAGTTAACCATTCACCTTTAGTTAAACTCTCTCTAAAACTACCAAATTTTTCTATAGCTGCTTCAGCACCTGTACCCATTACTTCAGATGTTCTTATTAATGCTTTCTGGAATGCTTCACCACCCATACCTGCATTTTGAATTGAATTCCAGTCCATTAATTGAACTTTACCAGCGGCTAATGCTTGCGACATTTGATACATCGCACCTGCTGCTTTAGTTGCGTCAACACCAAAGAATGCCGCTAAGTTTGACATACCCTTTATCGATGCAACCGAGTCATCTAGTCCAACACCTGCTGCTGTGAACTTACCTATGTTGTCGGTCATCTGGGCGAAGTTGTAGATTGTTTGGTCCGAATACGTATTTAACTCATCAAGAGCTTTTGTTACTGTATCCAGAGTTTCGCCTTTCTCTGCTGTATTTGCTAAGATTGTACTTATAGAGTTAGTCTTTAGCTCATACTCTTGAAACCCAGTAGTAATAGGGTCTAGCGTTAATGTTTTAACCATCTTAGTCCCAAAATCGGCAATTTTAGAACCAAGGTTTAAAAATATCCCTTGAACTAGTGCGTTAAGTGCTGAGAATTTCTGTCCAACAGCATTAGTGGCATTACCTAACTCTTCCATGCTATCGGTAGTATCATCTATTCCTTCTTCGGCACCGTCCATCATACCTGCAAACTTTTCTGCTGCTTTATCTCTAATGTTTAATAAGAAATTTCCAAATTTTTGCAGTTTACTTTCTGATTCATCAATATCTATAATATCTTCTGTTTCGAAATTCATCCCAGAGACCTGAGCTTGAACTTCTTTCAATGCTTTACTTACTTCTTTTAACCCGTCAGCGGCGGATGTCTTACTAAGAGTCTCATTTAATTTCTCTAACGATTGTAAAGTCTTTGAAATCTTACCCTCAAAGTCGGAGTTATCAAAGGTCATTTTGACGATTCGTTCGTCTATAGAACTCATGATCTAGTCACCTCTCTCCATGCCGCTTCTGCTATCTGATCAAATATAGGTCTCATAGCAGGGTTGATGTAATCTGTAGGTGCAACATAGCCTCCGGTACCAGTACCATGTCCGAATTGTAATATTACTGCTATATACACCCCTTTGTTTTGGTCTGTGTTTGTCCAGTATATAACTACTCTGCTTCCTTCGTTTACTATTTCATACCCCCAAGATGCTGCAGTGGAACCGTCTTCTTTAGGAGTTGCTGCGGCTAAAGCGGATACACCCATTTGAGCGTACTTTTGTAATATCGAATTGAAATCCAGGTTTTCTATTCTGTTAAGGAACTTTAAAGTTTTATTAAAGTTTCCTGTAACTGTACATTTGATCATTTAATTCACCACCTTTAGGTCGTACCTACCCTTTAGTTTGGAATTGTTTCTTTCTAGCTTCATTCAGAGCTTTGTTTCTAGCTAATATCTCTTGTCTGCTCATTTTCTTAGGTGGATTATTCTTAATATTACATACTTTAACCAATGTTAATAATCTATTCAGATGCCAATACTGACACTCGAATGGAATGTTGAACGACACCATCCAGTAGTATATGACTTCCGATGTTATTGTCTCTCGTCCTTTACCAGGCTTATCATTTGAAAATGTGGTAGCAGTCATAGGATGTGCTATATAGTCGTTTATACTTTTTAAGTTATCTTCTGTTAGTCTAGTTAATACTCCTTTGTCTGTTTTTTCATCTATACACATACAATGAACATAATCTAGAATTTCTTCTAATGTTTTATTCTTACCATCCAGGAAAGGTTTACACCATTTTGATTCCCATTTTGAAATTGAGACCAGAGAATGTTCCAATTGTATAGTGGCGTCATCATAGTATATGAATTCGCTTGTTTCTTCATCGAAATATTCTAATCCAGGTATAGTTATCTCTAACATCTCTGGCCACCTTTACTACTTGTTAATGTTAGCAGGCATTATACCATTTACAAATGCCGCTGCTTCACTTTCGTTAAGAGCTAGTGACATGAATATTTCGCTGTATGCTTCGGTTTCAGAGAAAGCTTTTGAAATTTCTTCGCTTTTCATAAATCTTCTACCGTCTGCAGATTTTTCACCATAAGCTTTTAGCACCATTTGTTTGAATAAACTAACGATTTTTACATTATCCTTAGATGCTACTATTTCTTCTAGCATTTTAGAAAAGCCACCTTCTACAGACATTTCCATTTCAGCGACTTCTGCTTTAGATAGGTTAAAATAAAAATCTTCAGTTCTTTCCACACCATTATAGTCCACATAAGTTACAGTTTTCTTGATCATGTTAAATATCTCTCCTTAATTTAGTATTTTTGTACTGATAAAAAAATAAGAGCCCCACGTTTTTATTGCGAGGCTCTGTTAAATTACTTAAGCATTTCCATTATTTCATTAGGTAATAATAATTTAGCTTCGTTTGATTCGTCTCCGAATAATGCATCTTCTAATAATGCCATTTTTCCTTCGTCAACTTTAGATGCATCTATAACTAATGATGCAGTTGGTTTGAATCCATCAACTGGAACTGGAACTGTAGATAGTTCCCAGCTAAATGTTATTGCTTCTGGGTTATCGTTTATTGTAGAATATGATTTCTCAGAAGGTGCTACAGTACATCCATATAATAAGTGTAATTTGTAGCTAAATTCTTGCCCTTGTATATCGTTACCTACAGCTGTTCTGTAGCATAATCCGAATGCTCTTCTTGCTTGTTGACCTATAGTAACACCATTTGCTATTTGTGCACTACCGTCACATTGTTCAAATTCTTCAGGATATGTGTAAGCTTCTATTGTAGCCCCGAATTGTTCTGCAGATCTTAAAGTAAGGTATTTAACGTCATCTGCATATAAAGGAGTTTCTTCTGCTCCTGAAGGACTTTCTGTTACTGCTGTTAACCCATTCCATACTACTCCGTTTTTGTATGAACCATCATTGTCTTGTACGTATAATACGCCGTTCTTAACACCCGTTTCGAAGAAACGTTGTCCGACTTCGTCCCAAATTAATCTTGCCATTTTGAATTTTCCTCCTTGTTTTAATAATATAATGTGAAAGCGTAGTGATTAAGGTTATCCGCAATGTAGCCTCTAGTGAAACGACACATTGGGATAGCGTTTAATACTTGCTCTATTATTTCGATTGTTGGCTTCTTGAATATGAATACCACGTCATAACTGTTTGTGTAGTTATACACAATTCCATCAGCTCGTTTAGCGTCCCCAGCGCCAATATGATAAACAACACATGGGTATGAAATCTGTACTGAAGCAGGAGGTTGGAAATATACGTTGTTATTGCCTACTAAGTTGCATAATTTCTCGTGTAGTTCTAATCGTCTATTCATTGTATAAACCTCCTATAGTCAGTACTAGTCTTGGGTACTGTACAGTGACTTCTGAAATCTTCCACTTCGCACCCATGAATACTACATATTTCATCGCATGGAAATTATTATTGGCAAACGGGTCGGCTATGATACTGATTTGATTGGAGATGTTAATGTCGTCATTAACTTTAGCAGAACCGCTAAAACGCCTTGAGTTTCTTATAACATCTCCGAAATATTCAACCTCTACTATCTGCTCTTCCCAGATTCCTGGTTCTGTTTCTTTAGTTACAGCATAGCCGATTACTCCACAAAACTTTGCCATTTTGAATTTCTCCTATCTTATTGAGCTTTTTCTTCTATAACTATAGCAGAGAAAGGTTTAACTAATGCTCCAGAGC